TGGTAGGTGTAGTACAATGTAAGAGGTATAGGCACCTCAAAACTGTAATGTAAGAAGGTAATGTAAAAGGGGCGTAAGAAAAAACCCGCATTGTAAGAGAATCGTTATAAAAAAACTAAGTGGGTTTACGCGATTTTTTGCAACGAAATCAAGAGGTTAAATGTTCTAATGTATGTAAGTAAAAGAAATATCATATATATATAGGAGTTGCACGATTTTTCTTGCTGCTAAGTCAGTTGAAAATAACGCTTGCTGAGAGGCTTGCGACCTCAGACCCCTGCATTTTCCCGAAAAAAGCCTTACATCTTACATTAGCAGTCTAAGTGCTTGATTCTAAAAAGAAAAACGACGTAAGAAGATTTTTCTTACGTCTTACAATACCCAATTTTTCTTACAACACGGCATTATCCGCCGCTTCGCCTAACACTAGGCGTGCTTGGTAGTGTGAACTTGTTTCTTGTAAGCTATCGAGTAGTGCTTTGTGGTGCAATGTAATATTTGCATCCTGGCGCAACTTCTCCATGCGCTTGATGAACTTGTCGAACTCTTTTGTTACGTCGAAAACACTTACAATCTCAGGCTCAGGCTTGGCGTCATCCCAAGGGGTAGCCATAAGATCTTGCTCGTAAGCCTCGGTAAACTCGGTCGAGTTCTTACGATGTGCTAGCCGTTTGTTCTTGGCATCCCATTGAAATGCCCCGAACTTTTCAAGGAAAGCTACTAGTGAGTTGCGTCTTACACCCTTCGGGCATGCTTCAAACAAGCGCTGTCCGATTGTGATGTCGCCGTGAACTAACGAGTAGCCGATCGCCTGCACTGCCGCGTCCTGAATCATCTTAGTAAGCTTGATCCCTGCGCGACCGATAGTTGCGATTTCCTTGGTCAATACTGCTTGTGCTTTGAGTGCCATAATCTATTTCCTTAAGTTAGTATTGATAGACTGCTAATGTAAGACCCGCGCAAGCTATGGGCTACCAAGGTTTGACCTAGTAGCTTTGCCTGCGCGGATTGGCAACGGGTAATTCGACAGCAGTTTTTTTGCTCGGATCAGCAGTTTCCCTTGCATAGTCTTATCGCTATTTGCCAAGGTTTGCGTCCGATCCCGTCAGTCACAACGGGTTGCAACTTTCGATCCGGCCCGATCAACGCTTGCGCGTCCGTTGGCGTATCGCTATTTGCAGCGGGATAATTTCGGTCGTTCCTGTCGCTGTGTGCACCCCTATAAGCTTAAGCTTTAACCCTAGCAATCTAGAGCGATCTGCTGTCTACCTATAGCGGGCTATCCCCACTCTACCCTTTGACGTTATTTCGCGTCGGCGGTTAGTTTCCGTTCTCACTTGGCTCTCGCCTCGCTTGATTGCATTGTACCACAATCAGCCCCTAGCCATAACAAAATAGATATAAGGTATTCCCACCCCATCCCGACCACCCCAAACTAGGTTCGGTGGCCCCGCCGCGCCCATACATACTGTTCCGCACGTCCCATCGCTTCATTTAAAAACCCCCCCACCCCCTACAAAACTCTCCACAATTTGACCCCCACCCGCTATATAGAAATACCCCCCGTCAGGAGTCCCAACCTCCTTTTGCTTTACAAAATTATTATTTACATATAGAGTCAGTAGTTATCTCAGTCTCGGTGCCACTATTCCCGCGATGAACGTAGAACCAACAAAAGACAAGCCTGTGCCTTTCGACCTCTCCGCAGAGGAACCTGAGCACATCAAAGAAAAGATGATCGTTGCAGGCGACACCGCTCTGCTGCTTAATCAGTTAGGGATGCCGTTAGAGATGGACCCTGACGATGCTGTCAAAGCCGAAGAGTTATTTAAGCAAGCAGGCAAAGGGCTACCTGCCCGTAAAACTAAAAAAGAACTTATGAACGGTGGCATTGCTGCAACCCTGCGAACGATTATTGCTAAATACGATTCACCAGTATTTGGAGATATTGTGCAGGCACGGCAGTTTATTACTGCTAAGCTCGTTGAGCTTGCAACATGTGGTGATACTAAAATAGAAATAAAAGCTTTAGAGTTATTAGGTAAACACAGTGATATTGGTGTATTTACCGAGCGCAGCGAGATAACCATTACTCATAAAAATTCTGCTGACTTAGAAGCAGAGATTAAAGAACGTATTAAGCGGTTATTAGTAGGTGGTGCTACTGATGTAGATATAGTGCCTATTAAAAGTTTAGACGATGAATTAGGTGTGGCTACACCTAATTTATTAAAAGAGCTAGACCCTGAATTAATAACTGAACCTATTGATGATTAATCAGCAAGTACCGCAAGATAATGCAAGTTTGTCTGCATTATTAAAAAATATTTCGGGTTTACCTGAGAGCGAATTACGTGATTTAAATCTGCGATTACAGAAGCTTGAAAAATTAAAAGACCAAGAAGTATGTAAAGAACGGTTTATTAAGTTTGTAAAACGAGTTTGGCCTACATTTGTAGACGGGCGACATCATGTACGAATGGCTGCGGCTTTTGAAAGAGTTGCTAGGGGGGAGGTTAAACGTCTTATTATTAATATGCCTCCTCGTCATACTAAGTCTGAATTTGCTTCTTACCTTTTACCTGCTTGGTTCCTGGGAAAGTTTCCTAATAAAAAAGTAATTCAAACAGCGCATACAGCAGAGTTATCTGTAGGATTTGGCAGGAAGGTGCGAAATCTTGTTGATCAAGATGTTTATAAAGATATTTTCCCTGGTGTAGGGCTGCAAGCCGACTCAAAAGCTGCCGGTCGATGGAATACAAACAAAGGTGGCGAGTATTTTGCTATTGGTGTAGGTGGTGCAGTTACTGGAAAGGGTGCGGATCTGCTGATTATTGACGATCCACACTCAGAACAAGAGGCTGCATTAGCTGCAACTAACCCAGAGATCTACGATAAGGTTTATGAGTGGTACACATCCGGGCCTCGGCAGCGTCTACAGCCGGGGGGAGCCATCGTTATTGTGATGACTCGGTGGGGTTTACGAGATTTAACGGGTCAAGTGATCAAAAATGCGGCCCAACGAGGGGGAGATGAGTGGGAAGTGATCGAATTTCCTGCGATTTTGCCGTCTGGGAACCCACTTTGGCCTGAATTTTGGTCATTAGACGAGCTTTCTGCGTTAAAAGAGGAGCTTCCTAACTCAAAATGGCAGGCTCAGTACCAGCAACAGCCGACTTCTGAAGAAGGTGCCATCGTTAAACGCGAATGGTGGAAGGTGTGGGAGAAAGATGATCCGCCTAACTGTAATTTCATCATTCAATCGTGGGATACGGCGTACGAAACGACTAATCGCTCTGACTTTTCTGCGTGTACGACGTGGGGTGTGTGGAACACAGAAGAAGGTGAGACCAACATCATCCTCTTAGATGCCTATAAAGCACGGCTTGAGTTTTACGAGCTGAAGAAAAAGGTACTAGAGCTACACAAAGAGTATGAGCCTGATGCACTTATTGTGGAAAAGAAGGTATCAGGTATCTCCCTCTACCAAGAGTTGCGTCGGATGGGTGTGCCGGTAGCAGAGTTTACCCCTAGCAAAGGAAACGACAAGATAACAAGACTCAATTCAGTCTCAGACATTATTCAGTCGGGACGGGTCTGGGTGCCTAATACTCGGTGGGCTGAGGAACTTATCGATGAGATTGCAGCGTTTCCAGCAGGCGAACATGATGACTATGTGGATGCAACTACGTTAGCATTAGCAAGGTTTCGCAATGGCGGGTTCTTACGCCTTCCAACTGATGAAGCTGAAGAGACGCAATATTTCCGTGGGTTTCGCGGCGCTAAGCGCGGTTACTACTTAAGTTAGGACAGATCATGGCTATTGACAAATCATTGTATAGCGCCCCTGAAGGGCTTGAAGCTTTGGCGGTGGAAGAAGCACCCATTGAGATTGAAATCGAAGATCCCGAAAGAGTTAGCGTGGGTATCGGTGGGGTAGAGATCGAACTAACGCCAGAAGAACCCACAGAAGAAACCTTTGATGCCAACCTTGCAGAGTTTATGCAAGAAGCTGAGTTGCAGAAGATTGCTTCGGACATTATGGAGTTGATCGAGGCTGACATCAACTCACGCAAGGATTGGGTTGATACCTACGTCAAAGGTTTGGATGTACTGGGCCTGCGATATGACGAGGTGACTGAGCCTTGGGATGGTGCCTGTGGTGTGTTCTCCACATTACTTACTGAGTCAGCGATTCGCTTCCAAAGCGAGTCGATTATGGAGACTTTCCCTGCGGCTGGGCCTGTTAAGACCAATATTATCGGTGCGTGGAACCCCAAGGTAGAAGAAGCTGCCAAGCGTGTGCAGTCGGATATGAACTACCAACTTACAGACAAGATGCCTGAGTACCGCTCAGAGCATGAACGGGCGTTGTGGGGTGTGGCGCTGGCGGGTTCGTCATTTAAAAAGGTTTACTACGACCCTTCTCTAGAACGCCAAGTCTCATTCTATGTACCTGCTGAAGATGTGATCCTGCCTTATGGTGTGACTAACATTCGGCGCACGGATCGTCTGACGCACATGATGCGTAAGACCAAGAATGACATCAAGCGGTTGCAGGCCAGTGGGTTTTATCGTGACGTGGAGTTAGGTGAGCCTGACCCATCGCAGACAGATATTGAGAAAGCCAAGGCGCAGAAAGAAGGTCAGCAGCCGACAAAAGATGAGCGGTATCAGATCTGCGAAGTGCACATCGAGTATGACTTGCCGGGGTATGAGGAGGAGTTACCGGTACCGTACGTCATTACGATTGATAAAGGCACTAACAAAGTTCTTGCTATTCGACGTAACTACCGCGAGGATGACCCTCAGAAACGTGCTCGTCAGCACTTCGTACACTATATATACATCCCTGGTTTTGGTGCTTACGGCTTCGGGTTAATTCATATTATTGGTGGTTACGCCACGGCAGGCACGATGCTGATCCGTCAGCTTGTGGATGCAGGGTCGCTATCGAACCTTCCTGGTGGGTTGAAGTCCAGAGGGTTGCGTATCAAGGGTGACGACACACCGATTGCTCCGGGTGAATGGCGTGATGTGGATGTGCCGGGGGGTGCGATCAGGGACAACATCCTGCCGCTGCCTTATAAAGAACCCAGCCAAGTCCTATTAGCTCTGCTTAACCAGATCACCGAAGAGGCGCGACGTTTAAGTGGTATGGCTGATATGAAGATCAGCGATATGTCGAGTCAGGCTCCGGTGGGTACGACGCTAGCACTGCTTGAGCGGCAGTTAAAAACGATGGGGGCTGTACAGGCTCGCATCCACGCGGCGATGAAAGAGGAGTTCAAGCTCCTTAAAGAAATTATCCGTGATTACACATCGCCCGATTACAGCTACGTCCCGCAAGATGGCACCCCGCAGGTTAAGGCTGAGGACTATGACATTGTTGAAGTAATTCCGGTGTCTGACCCCAACGCCTCGACAATGGCTCAGCGGGTTGTGCAGTATCAGGCAGCGTTGCAGTTAGCGCAGGGTGCGCCGCAGTTATATGACCTGCCTCGTCTACATAGACAGATGCTTGATGTGCTTGGTATCCCCAACGCAGACAAACTTGTTCCACTTCCAGACGATCAGACACCTAAAGATCCTGTGACTGAGAACATGAATGTCTTAAAAGGTACGCCACTTAAAGCCTTTATTTATCAGGATCACCAAGCGCACATCACAACCCATATGACGTTCTTACAAGATCCGAAGATCATGGGGACGATTGGGCAAAACCCGCTGGCTCAACAGATTCAGTCTTCTATGATGGCGCACGTCGCTGAGCATTTGGGGTATGCCTACCGTCAGGAAGTTGAGCAGCGTGTGGGTGCACCGCTACCTGGACCTGAGCAGAAGATCTCTGAAGCCGAAGAGTTGGCTATGGCTAAGTACGTAGCAGAAGCAGCCCAGCAAGTGTTACAGATCCACCAAGCACAAGCTGCCCAACAGCAGTCACAGCAGATGGCAGCAGATCCACTCGTCCAGATGCAGCAGCAAGAGTTGCAGATCAAAGCGATGGAACAACAACGCAAGGCAAGTAAGGACCAAGCTGATGTTGCTCTGGCTCAAGGTCGTCTGGCAAATGAACAGCAGCGGATTCAGCTTGAGGCTCAGAAGGAAAACATTCGTCTGCAAAGCCAAGACCGTCGAGAGGATAAGAAGATTCAGGCGGACATCCTTAAATCGGTTATGAAACGAGGTGGTTGATGGCTCAAGAGCGGCAGATGTTAGATCACTTATTTAATAGATTGAAAGAACGCGAGAAAGAAGTAAGTCTAGCGATGAGTGATGGTGTTGCTAAAGATTTTGCTGAATATAAGCATTTGTGTGGCGTCATCCAAGGTCTGCGCCAAGCAAAGATGGAAATCCAAGACCTTGTGCAACGTTATGAGGAATTTGAAAATGATTGATACAGCACAAGCTGTTATCGAGGATGTTCAGCAAAAGGCTAAGCAACTGCCGATGCCGAGAGGTTACAAGATTCTGTGCACGATTCCTAACTATGAAGAGAAGTTTGATAGTGGGATTGTTAAGGCAGACGTGACGATTAAGCACGAGGAGTTGTTGACCAATGTGCTGTTTGTGGTGAAGTTAGGTGAGCTTGCTTATGCTGATCCTTCTCGGTTCCCTACAGGACCGTGGTGTAAGGAAGGCGATTTCATCTTAGTTAGGGCCAACACAGGTACCCGCATCATGATCCATGATCGGGAGTTTCGCTTGATTAACGATGATTCCGTCGAAGCGGTGGTTGAAGATCCACGCGGCATTCGGCGTGCAGGGTGAGGTGAGCTATGGAGAAAACAGAATTTAAGTTCCCTGACGAAGAACAAGCTGAAGCAAAACAGGAAGCAAAATCTAAAGACAACGACATCGAAATTGAAGTCGTTGACGACACGCCTGAGCCTGATAAAGGCCGTAAGCCTTTAGAAGAACCTGTTAATGAAGTAGCCGAAGATGAGTTATCTAAATACGATGAGAGTGTTCAAAAGCGTATTAAAAAGATCACACATGGCTATCATGATGAGCGTCGGGCTAAAGAGGCAGCTTTGCGGGAACGTGAAGAGGCACTGAAATTTGCTCAGCAGGTTATTGAAGAAAACAAACGCCTTAAAAAGGATTTAGGGCAGAATACCGATGTTTTGATTCAAACAGCAAAAAATACTGCTGAACTTGAATTAGATCAGGCGCGTAAAAAGTATAAAGAAGCATATGATGCTGGGGATTCTGATCAGTTATTAGCAGCACAAGAATTATTAACTGCTGCTAAATTAAAGCTAGATCGGATTAGTAATTTTAAACCAGCCCCTTTACAGGAAAGAGAAACTCCTGTAAATATGCAACCACAGTCCGCTCCGGAGCCTCAACCAGACCCCAAGGCGCTTGCATGGCGTAAAGATAATCAGTGGTTTGGGGTTGATGAGGAAATGACCAGCTTTGCTCTGGGGCTGCATGAAAAATTGGTCAAAAATGGTGTTGATCCAACATCTGATGAATATTACGACCGAGTTAATTCTCGGATTCGTGAGAAGTTCCCCGAGAACTTTGAGGATGCACAGAAAGAGGAAAAACCCAAACGGACGAGCAGTAATGTTGTAGCGCCAGCGTCCCGCAGCGTTGCCCCAAAGAAAATCACGCTGACTCAAACGCAGGTGGCACTTGCTAAGAAGTTGAAGATCCCTCTTGAATTGTATGCCCGTAAAGTGGCGGAAGGAATGACTCAAAATGGCTGATGCAAGAACTGCTGAAAACCGAATCAACCGCGAACTCGATACCCGTGCTAAACAGGAACGTCCTCGCACTTGGGCACCCCCCACGTTGCTGCCTGACCCCACTCCAGAGCCGGGATACAAGTATCGTTGGATTCGTGTTTCTATGATGGGCCAATCTGACCCACGTAATGTATCTACCAAACTTCGTGAAGGCTGGGAGCCTGTAAAGGCTGACGATCATCCTGAAATCTCTGGTTATCTTGATAATGACAACGCTCGTTATAAAGACAACATTGTTGTGGGTGGTTTGATGCTTTGCAAAACCCCGGTAGAACTCGTTGAGCAACGTAATGCGTACTATCAAGCGCAGTCCGAAGCCCAAATGCGTTCTGTCGATAACTCATTCATGCGCGAGAACGATCCAAGGATGCCGCTGTTTTCTGAGCGTAAATCTTCGGTGACATTCGGACGCGGTAATCAACAATCGTAGGAGTAAATCCAAATGGCTTACCCGACTATCGACAAGCCTTATGGCTTGAAACCAATCAATCTGATTGGCGGTCAGGTCTTTGCCGGAGCAACTCGTCAGCGTCGTATTGCATCTGGTGCTGCTAGCATTGGTTTCGGTGACCCCGTTATCTTTGTTAACGATGGCACTATTGCAGTTTCGACCTCCACGACCGCTGCCCCTGCAACAGGCTTTGCTGGCGTCTTTCTAGGATGTCAGTTTGTTTCATCCGTAACTGGACAACCCACATGGTCGCAATCGTGGACAAGCGGCACTTCGGTAAAGGCCAACACCTTTATCTACGCTTATGTCTGCGAAGATCCTGATCAGTTGTTCCAAGTTGCCGTAGTGACTGGCACCACGGTTGTTTCGACATCCACGGGCCTTACCTACACCAACGTAAACAACAATGTGGCTTTGGTGGCTAATACCCTCAACACCACGACCGGCGATTCGCAGCAGGCTATCCTGTTGAGTTCCGCTGACGTAACGGCTTCGTTGCCCTTGCGTATTGTTGACTTGGTGCCGGATACGGCGTTTACCTCTAGTGGCACTGTTTACTACCCGGAAGCTATCGTTAAGTTCAATATGCCGAACATTAGCGGTTCTACCTTCCTTGGTGGTCATGCCTACTACAACCCAACCGGACTGTAATAGGGAGTAAGAAATGGCTATTTCACGCGCACAACTATTGAAAGAGCTGCTCCCTGGCCTGAACGCATTGTTCGGTTTGGAGTATGCGAAGTATGGCGAAGAGCACAAAGAGATCTACGAAACCGAGACCTCTGAGCGTTCGTTTGAAGAGGAAACCAAGCTGTCTGGCTTCTCCGCCGCTCCGGTGAAGAACGAAGGCGCTGCGATTGCTTATGACAACGGGCAAGAAGCTTGGACCGCACGCTATACGCACGAGACCATTGCACTTGGGTTTTCGATCACTGAAGAAGCGATTGAAGATAACCTGTACGACAGCTTGTCTGCTCGTTACACCAAGGCACTTGCTCGCGCTATGGCTTACACCAAGCAGGTTAAAGCTGCTGCTGTATTGAACAACGGTTGGAATTCGACCTACACCTATGGTGATGGTCAGACCCTGTTCTCGACGGCTCATCCTCTGGTGTCTGGCGGTGTTAACAGCAACACGACCGCAACGGGCGTGGACTTGAACGAAACGTCGTTGGAAAACGCTGTGATTCAGATCGCAGCATGGACCGATGAACGCAGTTTGCTCATCGCTGCTAAGCCCCGTAAGTTGATTGTTCCTCCTGCTTTGATGTTCGTTGCAACCCGTCTGCTCGAAACTGAGTTGCGTGTTGGTACCAACGACAATGACATCAACGCGTTGAAGAACAACGGCTCGATCCCTGAAGGTTACACCGTTAACCACTTCTTGACCGACACGAACGCATGGTTCCTGACCACTGATGTTCCTAACGGCTTGAAGCATTTTGTACGGACACCGTTACAAAATTCAATGGACGGGGACTTCGACACCGGAAACGTACGTTACAAGGCACGGGAGCGCTATTCATTTGGCGTGTCCGACCCCCTTGGAATCTACGGTTCGCAGGGCGCTTAATCCTTGTAAATCAAGGGTTTATGGAGAAGGGGCTTCGGCCCCTTTTCTTTTTTCTAAAAGCGTGTATAATTTCCTGTGTCGTATAACAGGAGATAAAATGGATACCACAAACCTACCCAAAACACGTCAAGAAGCTAAAGCAACAGGCGCTAAGTATTACTTCACAGGAGAACCCTGCAAGCACGGACACGTCGCCCCACGCAAAACCAAAGGTGCTTGTGTTGAGTGTTTAAAGGTCGAGTGGCAGCAAAGTGCTGAACGTCGGGCAGAATATTTTAGGCAGTACAACGAGTCTGAAGCAGGTAAAAAGGCTAAGCGTAAGTATTACGAAGCTAATAAAGAAACTGTTATTGCTCGCGCCAACGCACGTCCGGTTGAAGACAGACGGAGGCACCGCGAAAAATACAAAAAGCAAAACCCAGAGTTATACAAAGCTTTCAATAGCGTACGAAAGCGCAGACATAAAAATGCTACGCCTTCATGGGTTACCGCAGAACACAAAGAAACTATTAAACAGTTGTATTTAAATGCTATGCGACTTACAAAAATTACTGGGGAGCGATATGTAGTGGACCACATCATCCCTTTAATTAGCCCAAATGTCTGTGGTTTACATGTGCCTTGGAATCTTCGTGTGATCACCCAAGACGAAAATCTTCGGAAGTCCAATAAGCTTATTGACACCACTCCAACAAACTGATACAAACTAGTTATCTGGGAAACCAGCTTGCTAAACTGACCCAGCAGACGATGCACCGATTAGCAAGCGACTTGTGCATAAGGAATTATCATGGCAGTTTCAACGACCCAAGCCATTTGGCGTTCTGGCGGCGGCGATCAAACACGCACCGCTTATTGTGGCACCCCTCTCATGGTTGCCGAGTTTTATATTTCTGGCGCGTCTGCAAATAGCGTAGCCGTCCAAGTTTCTTCTACTAACACTGCTCCAGTCATTCTCCCAGCGGGTGCTGTTGTTACTCAGATCAACGCATTGTGCGCTGCAACAGGCGGAACAACTCCCACATTTGATATGGGCTGGATCGGATATTCCGATACGTCGGCTTCTGACGACAACGGTCTTGTTGCCGCTGCTGTTGCTACCACGGGCAAGCTGGTCATTGATTTTGCTTCTGCTACGGCAGGAGATGACCTCAACACCATTATGTCTGCTACCCAGATGGTCAAAATTACTGGCGGTGGTACGACAGGTGACGCTCCTACAGGTGGCAACATCACTGGTGAAATTTTTTATTACGTCACTGATCCTTATCTCGGTCAGCAAAACGTCTAATGAAGGAGCATCACCATGATGCAAACGGACGTAAAGGCTATATCGTTAGCCGCTTCTGGGGATGTTAGTGCGTATCCAACCCGTGTTCGCGGGTTGGTTGTTGAGCCGGGTGGGTCTGCTGGCAGTGTGATTATTAAGGATGGTGGCACAAGCGGTACGACACTATTCACAATCAACACAATCGCTGGCGGAGAAACTTTCAACGTCATCATCCCAGCAGAAGGTGTGCGCTGTTTTACCAGTGCATATGCAACGCTAGCTAATGCTAAAGTCACGGTGTTCTATGGCTAAGTCTCCTGCTTGGCAACGCAAAGAAGGTAAGTCTGAAAAAGGCGGGTTAAACGCCAAAGGACGTGCCTCTTACAATGCTGCAAATCCTGGCAAGCCTGGGTTAAAACCTCCACAACCCGAAGGTGGCTCACGCCGAGATTCTTTTTGTGCCCGGATGAAAGGGATGAAAAAGAAGCTCACAAGTGCCAAGACAGCCAACGACCCCAACAGTCGAATCAATAAATCCTTAAGAGCATGGAAATGTTGAGATGACACAGGATAAACATGAATTGGTAAAAAATGCCGCAGACATTATGTCTGTGGTAGCCACAATCGGATCGTTTCTTCAAGTGATTACGCCGTTTTTTGGCCTTATTGGTGCTGTCTGGACGTTGATGCGTATTGCTGAGATGGTTACAGGCAAAGAATTTCACGAGCTTATCCGCCGCAAAAAGGATGCTACTGATGAAAAAGATGCTTAAATTTGGCGCCCGTAAACGTTACGAAGAGGGTGGTGAAGTTGATGAAGGCGAACGTGCAAAAGAGTACGTAGCCGCTAAAAGTGATGTTGCACCTTCTACCTTTCGTGAAGCCTTTGCCGAAGCTCGTAAAGCAGGTAAAGATAAATTTACGTTTAACGGTAAGTCTTATACGACGGAAATGGCAGGGGCTAAACCCGCTGCACCTAAAGTCGGTGGGCGCGAAACCGCAGAAGAAAACCTTACTAAACGTCGTCCTACTGATTTAGCTTCAAGCAAAGCACGACATGAAGGTGTTAAAGCTGCTGGGGAACGATCACAGCGAGAGTCGGATGCTGAAAAAGCTCGTGAAAGTCGTCTTGGTTCTTCTATTCTTGCTCGTGATCGGTTAGGTAGTGAACCTGATGCCTATATCGTAAACCGACGCCGTAGAGCTGCGGAAGAAGCAACTAAAGAAACATCAACCCCTTCTCGTACTTTTGGTGCAGGTGCTATGTCGGCTAAGGGTCTTGGTAGCATGAGTGGGTTTGCTAAAGGTGGCAAAGTAGGTTCAGCTTCCAGACGTGCAGATGGTATTGCGATGCGCGGTAAAACTCGTGGGATGATGCGGTAATGCCTACGGTTAGCGATAAGCAAGAGAAGTTCATGCAAGCAGTGGCTCACAATCCTAAGTTTGCAAAGAAGGTCGGTGTCCCTCAATCCGTTGGTAAGGAATTTACGATGAAAAAGATGTCTTCTGGCGGCGTAGCCGCAAGCAAAATGGGTGCTGTTCGTACGGCTGCTCCTAGCAAAGATGGCGTTGCTATGAAAGGTAAAACCAAAGGCAAGCAGATCAAGATGGCTGGCGGCGGCAAGATGCCTGCTATGAAAAAAGGCGGGTATATGAAGGGCGGGAGCTGCTGAGATGATGGCATCTCGCGGCATGGGGGCAATAGCCCCCTCTAAAATGCCCTCTGCCAAGCGTAAAGCTCGGCGGGATGATACTGATTTTGATCAGTACGCTGAAGGTGGCAAGGTAAACGCAGCGGGTAATTACACCAAACCGGGGCTTCGCAAGAAGATTGTCGCCCAGGTTAAAGCTGCCGCTACTCATGGCACAGGCGCAGGGCAATGGTCCGCGAGGAAAAGTCAGTTAGTTGCAAAAAAATATAAAGCCGCCGGTGGAGGTTATCGTGATTAACTCTCCAATTCAGCAATTCGACTCCGAACTACTTTATGATCAGTACCAAATTTTTTTGCAATCCAACGTAAACTATACCCCGCTTTATACAAAGCAAAAAACTCTGGTGCCTCAGCGACAAACAACCGTCGACGAGCGCTTGCAAGTTTTTGAGACGTCCATTCGTGTCGTTTACTGCCGTATGCGGCGTTTTCTTTTACCGAAACCCATCGTAGATTTTCAAAATGGTTATTTTTTCGGTTTCCATCTATGTGATCAACTTGAGGTAGCATATTTGGGTTTGGTAAAAAAGCAGCAGCCACTAAGCGATGTATGTAATGGTAGTTCCCTCTTCCAAGGGCGATGCGTAAATAACCTGTTGTGTGGGTCGACGCTCGTAGTTGCCGAGATACTTCTATTCGCATACGACACAAGAGATTTCGTTGTGGAATATCTGACCAGTTTGCTCGTACGTTTCCGTAGCTACTTACAGAATAGCGCCCTGCGGTTTCTGGTATTTCAACCCAAGTTTCGTTCATTTGATCCTCCTGTTGGGGTAGTATAGCATGGCCCTACGAAAAGAACAACAGAGTCTAAAGGATTGGACATCTCAACGTTGGACAACAAAAAGTGGTAAACCGTCTAGCAAAACTGGCGAGCGATACCTCCCGGAAGCGGCAATTAAGTCGCTTTCACCTTCAGAATATGCTGCGACAACACGAGCAAAGCGAGCTGGAAAGAGTGCGGGTAAGCAGTTCGTTAAACAACCGGCAAAAATTGCCGCAAAGACTGCGAGATTTAGATGACCACTAGCGGTTCAACAGGTTTTACCCCAGAGTTCACGGAGATCGCTGAAGAGGCGTACGAACGTGCTGGGCGTGAGATGCGCTCTGGTTATGACTTGCGTACCGCACGTAGGTCGATGAACTTGCTAACGATAGAGTGGGCGAATCGTGGCATCAATATGTGGACGATTGAGCAGGGTACGAAGAACCTTGTACAGGGCACTGCGACGTACACTCTTCCGAACGACACCATTGACTTGCTTGAACACGTTATAAGGACGGGTGCAGGTAATGCCTCAACGCAAGCTGACCTTACACTTACAAGGATTAGTGTCTCCACCTACGCCACAATCCCCAACAAGTTGGCTCAAGCAAGACCGATACAGATTTACATCCAGCGCAACTCTGGACAAACCTACCCAGCAACAAGCGCATACAGCCCCGGTGCGACAGCAAACCCCAGTTTCACTGTTTGGCCTGTCCCTGACCAAGGCACTGAAGCCTCGCCGTACTATCAAGTAGTGTATTGGCGTATGCGCCGTATTCAGGATGCCGGAGCTGGTATTCAGACGCCTGATATGACGTTTAGATTTTACCCCTGCTTGATGGCAGGGTTGGCGTATTACATCGCCCAAAAGATTCCAGAAGGTCAGGAACGGTTGCAGTTTTTACGCTCTGAATACGAGCAGCAGATGACTTATGCCACAGGCGAAGATCGTGAAAAGGCTGCGGTTCGTTTTGTTCCTCGACGGATGTATCTGGGGAACACTGGGAGCTTCTGATGCCTAATCAGTTTGCCTCTGGTAAATGGGCGATAGCGCAGTGTGATAGGTGTAATTTTCGCTATAAATTAAAACAGCTAAAAACCTTGGTCATTAAGACCAAAAACGTTAATATCTTGGTATGCCCAGAGTGTTGGGAACCCGATCAACCGCAGTTGCAGCTTGGGATGTATCCGGTCTATGACCCGCAAGCTATTCGTAATCCAAGACCTGATGCTCCGTCATACTATGTCCCGGCTCCCGGAGGTGATGGTGGGTCTCGTGTTATTGAGTGGGGCTTTAATCCTGTGGGAATGGCGAGAAGTTTTGATGCTGCGTTGACGCCAAATCACTTGGTGAGTTTCGCAGTTGTTGGTAGTGTCACAGTTTCTTAGGAGTCCATGATGGATAAGAAAGATCTAGCGCAAGACAAAAAGATGATTGCTGGTGCAGTGCACAAGCATGAGAAAGCCAAGCATAAAGGTGCCCCACTGACTAAGCTCAAGAAGGGCGGTCCTACGGGGATGGATATGCGGAAAATGGGTCGTAATTTAGCGCGTATAGCTAATCAGCGAGGCCGATAATGGCTAAGTACAGTATGAAAAAAGGCGGGAAAGAAGTTGGTCCTGCCTCAACCTACGCGGAGCCGCATACCATGAAGGGTAAAAGAACCCCGATAGAAGCCAATCCCGGAAGTGGTCCTGACCATAGTGCTGTGGATACGGTGAATATGACGATTGGCAATAAAACCAAACGCGTTAACAACGAAGTAAAAACCTCTGGCATTAAGATGCGCGGTGCAGGTGCTGCGACTAAAGGTGTCATGAGCAGGGGACCGATGGCGTGAATTACAGTTCGCTCGTTACAGCAGTACAAGATTATGTGGAGAACGTTTTTTCCACGACTGACATTAATACCATTATTGCTCAGGCGGAGCAGCGCATCTATAACTCGGTGCAGTTGCCCAATCTTCGTAAAAACGTAACAGGCGCTACTGTAGCTAACAATAAATATTTATCGTGCCCCAACGATTTTCTCTCGCCTTACAGCATGGCGGTTGTTGACCCCACGACAAATGAATATTTGTACCTCCTTAATAAAGATGTGAACTTTATTCGTGAGGCGTATCCCAATCCTTCTTCAACGGGCAAACCTCGGCATTACGCTATTTTTGGCCCCACTGTTTCTAGTGGAACGATAACTAATGAGCTGTCGTTTATTTTGGGTCCAACCCCAGATCTTGGCTACGTTGTTGAGCTGCATTACTACTATTATCCTGAGTCCATCGTTACGGCTAACAATACGTGGTTAAGCGAAAACTTTGATTCCGCGTTGCTTTACGGAGCGATCCGCGAGGCTTACACTTTCTTAAAAGGTGAGCCGGATATGATTGCCGCTGTGGATAAAATGTATAACGAGGCAATGGCCCTGCTTAAACAGCTTGGTGATGCTAAGGACCGACAGGATGCTTATCGTTCTGGTCAGGTCCGGTATCCGGTGAAGTGATATGGCGATCATCCAAACAGCGTGCACAAGCTATAAAGCAGAACTTGCTCAGGGGTTACACAACTTCACGACAGGGACGGGCAATGTTTTCAAAATCGCTTTGTACCTCTCCTCTGCCACCCTCAATGCAGACACCACCGTTTATACAACAGCAGGTGAGGCGAGTGGAACCAATTACACCGCTGGCGGCATTGCACTCACAAACATCACACCAACGACAAGCGGAACCGTCGCCTACTGGTCTTTTCAGAACGCTACTTTCTCAAATGTCACCCTTACATGCGCGGGAGCTTTAATCTACAATTCAACAAACGGTAATCGTGCAGTGTGTGTTCTGAATTTCGGGAGTACGATTACTAAAACAGCACAGAATTTAGTTATTACTTTCCCTCCGATGGGGGCAACAGAATCTGTTTTAAGGATTGCTTGATGGCGCTTATTAATACAACTAAAGGTCTCGTAGACGACGCGCTTCTACAAAGAAAAGAAGGGCACGTAGATAATGACAACGAGTACACGACATGGGTTGAATATTGGCTAGATGATGAAGTGGTCCACCGTTCGGTTCATGTTACTTTGAAACAAATGCCAAGTTTTATTGGCGGCGAAGCCGCTTCTTTTTAGGAGTTTGATATGGCAAACACCCAATCCATGTGCACTTCGTTTATGAGCGAGCTGATGACGGCAACTCATAACTTTGGCACCGCACCAACCCGTGGTACGTCAGCAGCAGATACGTTTAAAGCAGCTCTGTATCTAACGACGGCAACGGTTAATGCAAGCACCACAGCCTATAGTTCTACCAATGAGGTATCTGGTACGGGCTACACGGCAGGTGGCGTGACGGTAACAAACGC